TACCTGCAATTTTAAACTTATCTAACACACAGAACTGTTCAATGTTTACATTCTCAAAGTTCTTTGTTGCCTCAGCATATGCTTGTATGTCTGCGACATAATCATCTGGTATCACTCCGAGGTCTTCGCCTCTATCATACTTCTCAGTGAGTGTATGTATGGCTGTACCTATAGTTGCTTGCTTGGTTGCACCTGCTGCTTCCATTGCATCTTCAACTAACTTGTCCATCTCTAACTTGTTATCACGATGTGCACTTGCAGCCAACAGTAGGTCAGGTCGTAGTGTTAAACCTGCTGCTGCCATGCGTAACTTCCATGCAACTAATGCAGTGCCATCATCTAATGAACCTGCAACTGTAGTTGTACGTGTATATGCTACTGGTTTGCCACCCTTTGGTGGCACTACTAATGGTCTGCCGTATCTATCTCGGGCTATCTGAATTTCTGCCACACTTCTCCTTTGTTTAAACTAATAGGGGTAGGGAAAGAGAGAGAAACCTACCGCCTATTAGTCGTACCATCATAGCATAAGTGACGGCTTATGCATTGATGTCATGCCCACAATGCGGGCAAAGTTTTTCTCTCTTCTTATATGTCTCGTACTTTACATATGCATCTTTGTAATTCTGATGCACGTATATCTTGCACCTATTGCGTGAACTATACAAACGTATGACTGCACCTGATTGATGCAGCACTGAGAGTATACCACTGGTAGTACCGTGATGCCATCCTGTTTGTGTTGACATCTCTTTCCATGTCAACCCTAACTCACCTACGTTTTTAAGTAAAGACAATGCTTGCTCTTGTCGGTTTTCTTCCCGACCTGATATAAGATTCTCTACTGCCCGTAACTTAGATGTATCCGTACCTGACCAACCTGCTGTTCCATTATATGGAACGAACGCTGACATCAAAGTACCCCTCTGCCCATAAGCCTTGCAAAAATACAAGAGTCATATTTAGATTACCTGATAGCCAAGGGTCATCGTTAGAATTGACGGTAGTTAAAGCAGACTCAATAGCATTAGTCATTTCATCTAAGTCTGCTTTTGTATAACCTAGCATTAGTTATCTTCTTCTATGTGGTCAACATCAATGCTATCTACATCTATATCTCCATCATAAAATTCAACATTAATACCATCTGTTAGTAATCCTGTTGCTGTCTCTTCATCTTCTGCTTCTACACTGAAGGTACCATTGACAGTAAATGTTCCAGTGTATGTGCTTGTAAGTTTGTCAGCCCCGATGCTGTCAAGTAAGAGGTTGACATCTCCCTTGTTGCATGTTGTTTCACCGTCACTCCATTCACCTTCACTGAAGAAGTCACGTACTTTATAGCGAATGTCACGGACTTCTTGCCAGTGTTTGTCAGCGCGCTGTTGGACTGCATCTGTTTCCTTTGCTCGTTCAATGAAGCGAATGATTTCAGACTCAGTATAGTTTACTGTGCCTTCTGCTGTATTGATTTGGATTGTGTTCATGTTTCCCTCTCTAGTTAAGTGAGTAGTTTAGACACATACTCAGGTGCTGGTATAAACTACCTGCATCTCAAGGGCAACTATCGGAAGACCTCTTACGCTGGTTCACTATACCTGTTCCCCCCCATGTTAATAGGGAACTCTATACTGTAAGTAAAGACAATGCTTTAGTCTTTACTCTGTCGTTACGTCCACTCAGGGTGGCGGCGGCAAGACGCTCCGCGCCACCTGTTGCATAGTGGTCAGCAAATTCTACCACTGCGTGCCATGCACCAAAGGCTGTGCCTCTAATGTTCTCTTGTGTTTCTGATTCATTGTAGATAGCCCACGCTTTAGCGCGTGCTTCTTTAGCAATGGTCTGTTGCTTGCGCTCACCACGTGAGAGTAAATCATATGGCTTATCTTCTACTGTAGAAGGTAATGCCCATACTCGCTTGAAGAAGTTAACTGTCTGTTCTCTTGTCATCTTATTCTGTAACAGCGCATTGGCTGTTGCCTCATAGTCTTGGATAGCAGTATAAGTTAACTGAGTAATGTTACGGATGTCAGCGATGGATAGTTCTTGGTTAGTTGTGTGTGACATACGATATGTGTACTCATTGTACTTATGATTGCGTGTGCCTGTCTTGTTGCTAATCAAACCATTGACTTGGTTAGCACACCATAGACGCTCAATGACTGGCTTAATAACTACAGATGATGAGCCATCATGTGATGACTTAACTAGTAGGAACGCAGCGTGTGGGTCATTGGCTACTGTTACACCTTGTGGTATTTCAAGTAGCATCCATATGTTAGAGCCATTGTTGTACTCACCTGCTGCACAATACCGTGCATCACCTGAGTCTACTAATGTATCTAATGCGTTAAAGACTTCCATGTTCTGGACAATCTTATATTTAGTACCGACAATACCAATGACTGAGTTATTATCCTCACGGATGATAGCCTTCTTCTTTGGTACGTCTATGTATGTAGGTGGTGTAACACCTTGCTCATCTATTGCAAATGGTGTTGCTTCTGCTGTTAACTTACCTTCACGTACAGTCCAGTTAAGTCCTGCTTGTGATGCTGCATCTGATGCAGACGTGGCTGTTACTGCAGTGCCACCTCTTACCCATGCAGACTTGTGCTTACTTGCTATGTCTGTTGTCATGCTTCCCTTTCTACCAACTTGCTTGATACTCAAAGGACCAGTCTTCTGGTACCTGTGTTAGGATATTGTCTAATAGTGTAGCAGTTTCCTGTACATTTTCCCAATACCATTCATCTATACCTGTTGAGCCGAAGAAGAATCCATCCATAGGTGGTAGTAATTCTTCTGCTTTGTTTGCATCTTTATCTACTAATAGTTCTTTGCATACATCACGTAGTCTTACAAGATTCTCACGTGATACAGGTATAGGTGTGCAGTCATCATCTTCTCCGTCAACAAACCAACCATGAATAGCATTAGCCTTACGCCAGTATGCTACCTCCATTTGTGTGACGATGTGACCCTTAGCAAAACCTTGTGCATCTAGTGCATCAACAATTTCTTCATGCCTAGTACCTTCTTTGAATGGTGGTGTATTAGATATAAACTTTCCTGCGTACAGGTACATATCTAGACCCATGATTACTCTCCGTCTTCAGCAAACTCTAGGTATGCAAACGAACCGCCATTGTAATTGGCATCTGTTAGCCAACCTTCCTTTGTTGCCATATCAATGAATGCTTTACGGCACATTTCTTGCACCTGTTCAGGTGCCATACTAAGAACTGCTTTTGTAGTTGGATGTTCCATGTTGAACTTTGTTACTAACTTAACTGTGTGTACTACATCATATGTCTTATTCATTTGTGCTCTCTCTTTCTGATAGTGTTGTGTCTATCCAACGGGTCATTTGAAACCCACTGAATCCTAGTGTGTCTTGCAATAGAGTCAATGCCATGTCGTCATTGCTTGCCTCTACCATTACCTCACATTGTATAATATAATAACTCTTCATCAGTACCAACCGTGCTTTCTCCAGTGTGACCAAGCGATTGATGGCTTGTCATATCTGTGCTGTATATACGACAGCCCCTTCTCAATTTGGAGAGGGGCTGGAGTACCAGGTTTTGTATTAAGAACTTGCGCTATACCATAGGCTGTTGACGTAGGGTTGTCAGCCGTGTGGTCCCATGCCGATTCCTTACCCCATAGTTTCTTTAATGCAGACCACTCACCTTTACCCCACGTGGGATAGTGAGTACGTATGTATCCGTAAGCGTATGTCTTAGCCATACTCTTACTCCAATACTTGGGGTGCTCATTGATACATGCTTGCTCATGTATCTGATTGACGTATGCCTTGAAGGGTATACCTATTAGAGTAGCAAAGGATAAGAATAAACTTGTACCTACTGCTAAGTATTTCTTTATAGATGAATCCATACTTACTCCTTAGTCTTCGTGCATTTCCCCATACATTTCATCTGGTGCATTGCATATACATTCAAAGGTAAAGTAACCGCACTCATCACACTCGTCGTTCTCTCCGCGTGCAGTAGGGTCATCAACTTGTGGTTCAGTCATTGTCTTCCTCCATATTACATATCTCGCATGCGCTTCCGCATTGACTACATCTTGCGTCGTTATTCTTCACTGACTTCTTCTTCTGCTAGTGATTTCATTACGTCATTGATAGTCTGTTCAGGTACTACCTCAATAGATACTTGCTTAATAAACTGGCGAGTCATACCTACCCAGTCTATGCCATACTCTGCGCTTAGTCTATCCCATGCAACCTTTTCTATATCACGCTGGTCTGGGCTATAGTCTACTTCAATAGTGGTGACCATAACGAAATGGTCTGCCATAAATAATACATCTGCTACCATACTGGACTCCTTGTATGTATGTAATTGGTGTGTATATCATAAGCATATCTTTGGCTATCAGCCCATGCTAACTCGCCATAAAAGTATTTAGTTTTATATCCTTTAACTATAGGTACTGCTTTCATAAAGCAATCATCTATGTCCGCATAGTATACTTCTACTGATGGACTGCTGATTTCTGTGTTGATGAACCAGTCTGTTACCTCTGATACTTTAGGCTTCATTAGAACGGTACCTCTACATGGTTGTGTTGGCATGACTGTCGCCATGCTCGTAGTCTTTGCCTAAGAAATCTGTTCTCATTAAGCAGGTGTATGTTAGCAAACGTTACTATAAATAACAGTATCATAGATGTAACTAATGCTATAGTTACAGCAATCATATCGCCAGTTGTTAGATACATATTGTTATCTCCCTTATAATATTATTGTGGACTTGTAAGCGTCCGTCGAGGTTACATAGTTGGGTGAAAAAAAACCTAGGTGAGTGAGGGTTTTACCCCCCACCCACCTGGTGTTTGTATTAGTTACGCTCGATAGCGTGTACTTCTAGTTGGTAACGGAACTCATCTGCTCCGCCTGTCTTGGACTTAGCAACCCATTGGGTCAAGCGTCCCGTCAGTGTAACGGTTGGTGTTTCTGCTTGTCCTTGTCGTGCTTTGTCTAGTGCTACTAGGTCAGCAACAATCGCTGGGTCTGTAGCCTTGAACCCTACACCTACGATGTACTTAGGGTTTCCGATAGCGTCCCCGTTGCTCATGCGAGCGACATCACGCTGGTTAATCCAACCGATTACTGATGTACCGTACTCGTTGGTCTTGATTGACTTATCAGTGAACGCCTTGATGGAGCCACTAACTGTTAACGTATTCTGTATCATTTCTTTCTCTTTTCTTTTTAGTAGTTAGTTGGTCAGGGTTTCCCCTGTCAGAAGGACAGGGAAAGCCTGTTATTTCTATATTAAGTTGTTCTCCAACGGCTTGTCGCATGATTGACAGTCGTTGAATATCTTTGGCGTAAGTATGTGACACCATTGGCACTCTTTCTCACGTTGTAGTTGCGTGTAATCCTGTAGTTCCCATAACTCTTCGTGAACTCCGCCGTCCATGAGTTGCGCAATTGGTGGGGTGAACTCATTGCGGTACAGGTGGGGTTCGTCTGGGTCGAGAAACTTAACTGATAGTTCTAGCAGGTGGAACT